CAGGTAATTTAGTGTAATGTGTGGAAATCAGGGAAGCGTGCCCAGATGCGGCATAGACTTTATCTAGGAAAATACGGCTGGCTTCTTCGCCGTCTATCGCATTGGTTGAATGGAAAATCTCGTCCATCACAAGCAGGGCCTTTCCTCCGTCTTCCTTGGCAGGATCAAGATTCTCCAGAATATCTTTTGCGAATTCAATTTCCGCCTCAAAGAGGGATAGCCGGCCAAGTGTATCCGATGGTGATAGAGCAGTATGGATTTGCTGGAAAGGTGTAATTTTCATACGACGAGCAAAACAGAATCCTAAACTCTGAGCGGTAATCACATTTGTCAGAATTGCTTTGAGACTGGTGGACTTACCGCCGCGATTAGGACCAGTAACTAGAGCATGTGTTGTTTTGTCTCCACACAAATCAATTGTATTTACAACACGCTTTTCCTTTTCAAGATGCGGATGATAGAAGTTTTCTATATGTAGACGCGTTTCCGGGCCTGTTACATAGGTGGGAAATCCGATATTAGGAAGAGTAGAACATATAATCATCACATCCAAGATACCTATATTTTTCGTTAAACCCATTAAAACATGGGGCTTATTCCAGGTATACCCGAAAATCCCAAGTGTATTTTCATCTTCTGGTAGATCCTCGTTATCCGGCAGGTCCATATATTTTGATATAACTGGTCCAACTATATCGGATAATTCCTTCCATATATTTTGGAGTTCCCAGATATGACCGCCTCGTTTGCGCATATCTTGTGTGATTGTATGGAGATGCTGGGAAAGCGTAACTTGTTGCCATATGCTAGATCCAAACATGAAGATAGATAGCCCCCATTGTAACCATCGTTGAGCAACTTGGCTGGTTGTTCCTCCTGTAGATACCCACGGTGGAACTAGCATTCCAGATATCATATTTCCTTGGCCGCCTTGTTGTTTCAAAATATGCTGTAGCAGTTCCCAATATTCCGGAATACTCAATTCTGCTTGTGTTGTCATACGTATAATTACATATGGAAGTACAACTATAATAAGAGGTATTAAGATACTAACTGCTGGAAGCAACCATACTTTCCATAAATTAGCAGCCTCTAACCACATTGGACTTTCATTTAGAAAGGAGGCAAAAGAATCTTTTTCCCAAAGAATTTGCGCATAATACTCTTTTAGACGCTCATCTTCCATTTCAACCTTTTCTTCAAGGGCTTTCTCTAAAGCAGCCGCTCTTTCTAGCAGTTTAAGAGCACGAGATTTATCTTCAGGTGTTTTGCGAAAATGCTGACGGAGTTTGAGAATAACATTTCGGCGTTTTTCTAGCAGACTAACATCTTCTGTGGCACCTTTGAAATAATCTATCAATTTGGTCATACCCCATTGAGTTTTCGGAGAAATATCGGCGGCAAGTTCCTTGAAATTAATATCGGCTTCAACATATTTGCCAAGGAGCATTCTCTGCTTCTTTCTGTGTTATGTATTGTGGGGTTTTTCCGCGTGTCTATTTGTGTTAAAAAATTTGTCTTATTTTTTGAATGGTTTATGTCTAATTGTGATGGCTTTAGCCATCGCACAATATAGTCTTAGGCTGTTAAAAAATTTGAAGTATAAAAACTGTATAGAATAACCTGTCAGTGAAAATGTCCTCTTTAGCAATGTCCTCAAATCATGGAACAGAATCCGGAAAAAACGGATATAAAAAAATGTCAGTAATTACTACTATGAGCATGAGTGGAAATGAAATTCCCGAAGCCCTCCTCCAAGTCCTATCAATCCGTAGTAAACCTGGACTCGTTTGTCCGGAGGATATACGCAGTCGGATCGCACAAATCCGTTCGCGTGTAGAGTCGTTTAGGTCAAATGGGATTGTAAGGAAGGTACCCGTTGATGGGTGGACGGAATCATTTCCCTCATCGCATGGGCGAGCTCCTGTAAATAATGGAACAAATGCTTTTGGACGTCGGGGTGGTAATAATGGAGGACGTAATGATACAGGATTTTGGCGTGGAAACCAGGCTCAGCAGGCTCAGCAGACTTCAGCATGGTCAACAGGTCGTCCCAAATTTACGACTGGATTTGTTGCGCCTATTGCTCCTGTAGCGCCTGTAGTAACGGCTGTGCCTGTTGCCACAGTAATGCCTGTGCTTTCTTCCTCAGTAACACCTGTTCCAACTGTAAATCGTTTTAAGCCTCTTGAATCAGAGGAGACAGATGATGTGCCACCTTCTCCTGTAACCGGTGGATACGTTAAGTTTAAGAGCAAGTTCAAGAAGGATGCTTCCACTGCGAATGAGCTAGATGACCGAATTCTCGGTCACATTCGTGCTAAGATTAATAAGTTCTCAGCGCAGAACTATAAGAAGATTCTGAACTTTCTCCGTCAAAATATGGATTCAGAGGAGAAAGTGTTCTTGGAGCAGTTTATGGCACTTATCTTTTCTAAGGCAGCAGAAGAAGATACATTTGTGGCACTATATGCTCAGCTCCTAGCAGATTTGACTCCCGAGTTTCCATTTCTGAAGGGTGAAATGCAGAAGTTATTCACAAGTTACCTGGATGTATTTACAGATGCTAAGGGACAGGAAGACCAGACATCAGCAGAGTACGGAAAGTTTCTGGATGCTAGCAAGAGAAAGACTCATCGCCGGGGTTACAGTCTTTTCATTGCGCAGATTGCTTCTAAGGGCCTAATTACGGAACAAGAACTGCTAGATACTACACTGGCTGTTGCTCGGTCTCTAATTACAAATTCCCTGGATTCCGAGCAGAAGTTGCTTGTAGAGGAGCTGGCGGATTGTTTGACCAATATCATGGGAGTTGCTCATAAATCACTAAATGCGTTTGAAGAAATAAAGACTGTGATGGCAGAACTCAAGGGATTGACAGCAAAGGAACCAGCTGCTCTTCCCGGTCTTTCGTTCAAATCCCGATTTGCTCTAATGGATTGCCTTGGTCTTTAGAAATAATATCAATCTAATTAGTAGAAATGTCCGCTGCTAATACTTCTGCTGCTCCTGTTGCTCCTGTTGCTCCTGTTGCTCCTGTTGTAACACCTGCTAATAACAAGGGAGGTTTGTTGGGTGGAATAACAAGCCTTTTTGGTGGCAAGGCTGCCAATGCCAAGAATGCCGGTGCCAATGTCAAGAATGCCGGTGCCAATGCCAAGAATGCCGGCGCCAATGCCAAGAATGCCGGTGCCAATGCCAACAAGAATTCCCCGCCTGCGCTTCAGCCGGTGGAGGTTGCCAAGAGCCTTAATGCTCCTGCCAAGACGCGTCGCCGCCAGCGCGGTGGTGCCCGCGGCAAGACCATGCGTCTTCCCGGTCCCCGTAATGTTCTCCGCGTTACGGGCAAGACGGTAGGCAAGGTTCGCAATGTAGGTGTCTACGGCCTTAAGAAGGTCGGCAACGGCGTTCACTTAGTCACTGGTTTACTCAGCAAGGGAACTGGCCTCCTTGGCTCTGTCCTCCGTAAGGGTGGAAAGACCCTTAAGAGTCTCACAAAGAGACGCCAGCAGACGCGTAAGCAATAAATAAATAAACTAAAGAAAATACCTTAGTATCATAATACATTCATTTTTTGTCATTATATGACGTAACATGAAGGCGCAGCAAAAATCCTAAAAATTTGACGGCGCGGCAGCCACCTGGATAAAAGCAATTCAAGCAATAGAAAGATGCCCTTTAAGAAAATTAATTCTAAGAAGCCCAAGAAGGCTGCGTCAGCAGATGATGATAGCAGTGTAGATAGCCGGGGAAATATCCGCAATCTCATTGAATATGAGGAGGATGATTCGGATTATTCTCCTAGTGAGGATACTAGTGAATCCGCAGTAGCAAAGCGTGTTCGCAAGAATAAGCGCGCAAAGAGGGGTATTAGGTCCGAGGAAAAGGGCTTAAAGGAAAAGAAGGGAAAGGAACTGAAACAGCGTTCTCCTAAGGAACTCAAGAAGAGCAAGAAGCCCGCAGCAAAGAAGTCTAAGCGGGTTGTGGAGTCTGAGGAAGAGGAAGATGAAGAGGACGAGGATGAAGATATGGAGGAGGATGACGAGGAAGATGATGAAGAGGTCTTAACGAAGTCTGACGAGGATGAAGATGAAGATGAAGACATGGATGAGAAGCATGCTAAGGCCACAATTGACTGGCTAGTGCTCGGTGAAGAATCCGATGACCCCAATGAACCCAAGAAATACAAGATGAAGAAAGAATCCCCGCAGGTTCGGCGATTCGTAGAGATTCTACAGAAGCAGAATGAAGGCGAAGAGGAGCATATTGATAATGATATTACATATTTCAAGACTCTTGCTGGAGACAAGCAGACATCTCTTCTAGCTAAGATGGAATCTCGTCTAGTAAAGACGGAACAGGCAGTTCCACTAAAGTTTCAGATTCTAGAAAAGGCAACGACTCCCGAAATTCAGGGTGCGGCGATGTCTAAGTTCACTGCTATGACCAACATTGACCCTTCTTCCACCGAGTATTATAAGTGCAATCACTGGATTAATGGTTTTATCCGCATGCCTCTTGGTGTCTATAAATCTCTTCCTGTTTCAATGGAGGATGGGCCCGAGAAGTGTTCTGCTTTCGTACAGGAGATTCAGAAGTGTATGGATAAGGCTGTCTATGGACAGGATGAGGCCAAGCTTCAAATTCTCCAGTTTGTGTCCGCATGGCTAGCAAATCCTAAGGCTGCTGGAAATGTACTGAGTATTCATGGTCCTGCCGGTGTTGGTAAGACGACTCTTGTAAAGGAGGGTATTGCGAAGGCGCTTGGTCGTCCGTTCCACTTTATCACACTTGGTGGTGCGACGGATGCGTCTTTCTTGGATGGACATTCCTACACCTATGAGGGTTCTACTTGGGGGCGCATTGCTGAGGTTCTCATTCAGAGTCAGTGTATGAATCCGGTTATCTACTTTGACGAATTGGATAAGGTATCTGAGACGCCTAAGGGAGAGGAAATTATCAATCTGCTCATTCATTTGACGGATGGGGCGCAAAATGACCGATTCCAAGATAAGTATTTCACAGGTATTGATCTTGATTTGAGCCGCTGCCTCTTCATCTTCAGCCACAATGACCACAGCAAGTTGAATCCTATTCTCAAGGACCGTATGTATAACATCCCAGTCAATGGGTTCAATATGAAGGAGAAGACTGTGATTGCTGAGCAGTATCTTCTGCCAACTGCGCTCAAGGATCTCAACCTCTTTGAGAAGGTCTCTATCTCCAATGAGATTGTAAAGTATGTGATTGAGAATCACACTGGAGGTGAACCTGGTGTTCGTGAAATGAAACGCGCAATTCAGACGATTGTCAGCAAGATCAATCTTCTGCGGTTCTACAATGATGAGAAGGCGGTGCCCTTCTCCATTAAGAACTTCAAGTTGCCGTTCACAGTAACCAAGGAGCACATTGAGGTTTTCCTCAAGAAGAAGCCGCAAACTGATCCTAGTATTGCGCATCTTTACACTTAGTCATCTTCCTCAATAAATATAAAAACTGTGATAGGATTCAGATTTCCTATTATAGTTTTTTACTGTAGATTTACTTGCGCTTCAGTGTCATCTGTTTGCGTCTACGAGCCATCGGTTGCGGATCTTCATTGGTCTGATTAGAATTTTTTCTAGTTTTATTCATTGCGTTAAGATTCTCATCAAAGCGACGAATATGATTCTGTATATCTAGCACATATCCCAGATTAAAATCATTCGTGTATTTACCATTGCCATTTGTAAATTTAATTATTCTTTCACAATCCTCATTTACAGCTTCCTTAACTTTCTTCCACTGATTTTTTACATTTTGTGTTTGATTCTTGAGCCTGAGGCTATTAAAAGCCTTTTGTCTTGTTCTACAAAAAATACCCGCCTTGCCTCTAGCAACCGGATTCTTGATTGATTTGTATTTTCCTGTATTTGTATTTATCAGATTATATGTCTCAACCATCTAATAGTATTTCAGAATTAAAATGGCATTGTTCCTACCATCATATCTTCATTTGTTGTTGCGCTTGAATCATCTCCAAACCATGATTTCATTGACAGCATACTGTCGCCGACTGAATTCACAATACCAGCCATTTCTGAGACAGGTTCCTTTTCACTTACAGTTGCAGTAGATTCAAGGGAAGTCAGTAATCCCTGTAAATCAGATGACCAGGAGTCAAATCCACCCATAAATGCTAAAAGAGCAGTAAAGACAGTTCCTACCACAAATGTAATTCCACCTTCTGCGGGTGAAGGTAGATCATTAAACTTATAACTCTTATAGCCCGCGCCCACAATCAAAACAAGGACACCGCCAGCCAGGGCCAGCAAAGCCTGTAATTTCCAATCCATCATTAATGATTTCCCTTTTTTTTCTGGCTAGTTTTACCCGCGGTAGGCTCAACAAGGTTGAGCAACCGGGGTGGATGCTTATTCAAGAGTTTCAAAATCATCAATTCCTCCAGCACCGGGGTTATCCAAATCTTCAGCATCAGCAGAATCTAATCCACCTACCTCTTGTCCTATATGGATAAGTTCATCTTCATCTTCTTCCGGCATTGGTGTAGCAGGCCTATCTAGTGGATTTTCAATTGACCGCATCTCTCCAACATTTGATTTTCGTTCATCAAAGACTGAGACCATCTCAGAGAATTGAACAGCGGGCTCTGTGTCAATCTTGATACTAGCAGGGGTCTCATCTTTTTGAATCTTAGGAACTTCAGTAGATGTAATTGGAATATTCTTTATAGTCGGGTCAGATACTTCAAGCGCAGGTGGTGCCACTAGAACAGGTGCTACGGGAACAAGTGCTACTACAGGTGTTACAGGCGCAGGAGCAGGCACAGGAGCAGGCGCAGGAGCAGACTCCGGTACTGATACTACTTCAACATTCTCTTCAGGAACACTCTTTGTATTAGTGGGAGAAGGCGGCGCTTCCTCATTTGTCACAACTTCTTCATCATCAGTCGGCTCCGAAATATATTCCTGCAAGATCTTCTTGATAGGCAACAAATCGCGAACAGCCGCATAGATAGCCTCCTCAATGATTGCTTCCGCTTGGAGTAAATTCTTCTGCCGGTCAATAGCAGGAATATCCTCTTGAAAAAGGAAAGGAGCCTTCCAGAAAGACTTGGCCGCTTCCGTGAATAAACGGTGAAGAAAATGGTCCAACTTAGGTACAGTAATTGTCAGTTTTTTATTCTTCTTATTCACGCGAACTGATGCCATAACCTTTGTATGCGCTATAAAAAGAGCCGTCATTAACTCCTCCAAGTAATCACAACGAGAAGCCTCTATTAGCCGGCTAGTCTCTTCCGCCACTACATCCTGATTCCACTTAGGAATCTCCGCGCACTTCTTCTGAAAGCGTGAAAGAATAGACTGCTGCGACTCAGCCCATAAATCAGCCCGAATTTTGCGGAAAAAGTCTAGCAAAGGAAAAACTAGTTTATTTGCCATCTGCTTTTGATATTCAACACGTGCCTCCGAGTAGGTTGCGGATTCCATTAATTATTCACTGTTTTCTTTTATGCCCGCATTTCCGCAGTTAAACCATCTGTTGCTAAAAGAATTGTCTGTGATCGCGTGTGAACACCTCCAGGTGTTTCCATAATTCGTCGCCAAAGTTCCATTGTATGAGGTGGCAGAATAGTAAGAAGTCCTA